ACACGAGTTGCAGGGGCTGGGCCATGACCGAGAGAAGGTCGGTATCACTGTACGAAGTCATTCCAGAGGTGATCGTCGAAATGGACCAGGCGTTGACCCCTCCATCGCGTGTCTGTATCAAGATTTCGAAGTAGGCCGTTCCCCCATCCGTGCAGCAAATAGGTACACACCCGTCCATGGTCGCGACCACCGTTAGGGCGTTGTAGGCTGTCGCGTTAGGGTAGTACCGAGTGGCTGGTGGGGATGCGTTAGAGATGGTCGCCGTGTTCTCAATGACCCGGAGGCTAATGTACTGTATGGTATCACTTGTCGAGTCATTCTGCCGTTCGATGAGCAGGTTGTAGTTGAGCAAGTAGTTCCCTGGTTGGAGAGTCATGGTCCATAGGTTCTGCCAAGTTGCACTGTTTTTTGCCGTGCCTATGGTCTTTGTAACGAACGATCCGAACTGACCCCCCGCGTCGGTCGTCATGTTGTCGTACAAGGTATTGATGTCACTATCAACCACATCTTGGTCGTCCTGAGCAGCCTGGACTTGGGTAGCAAGCCCTCCAATATCGTCGTCTAAGGTCGAAAGGCCCTGGTTATACACGCTCATATATAGTAGGCAACGAGAAAAAAAAAGACCACCCGCGTCGACTCCCGCTGTTCGCGCTTTGAAAGTATTTAAGAAATAAGGTATCAAAAAAATAAAATGTCTACATAGTACACAAATGATCAGTCCTGACATTATCTATGCCGATATGCTGGTGGCTAATGCCGCCTCCACGACCACGGCACCTCCTCAACTCAAGTTTTCTGAAACCCGCTCGAGCCCCATACTCACCCGGAGTGAGGACTACGAACTCTCAGTGGTACGCTTTACAGTCGATTCCACACAGGCTACTGTACCGGTACTGATACCCCTGATCCAAGTCGGCCAATCTGACCCAGACCTCACGGTTTACAGTGTCACTCTTCAGTACACATACAACGGATTTGACTATATAAGTCAGTCGTTTGTCCAGTGGTCTCCTCAAGATGCAAGCGCGCCCGTCCCCCTCGGCCCATCTCAGACTGGCTCTGGATTACAAGATATCTCGTCGTTTTATTATTACTGTTTTTCATACAACTATTTCACCTATCTCGTCTTTATCGCGATCCGGACGGCCTACACGGACCTGGTGGGGCAAGTCGCTGCCGCGGGTGGCTCATTGCCTACGTCCGACAACTGCCCGTTCATCACGTGGGATAGTACAGCAAATGGTCCGGTCCTCTTCAGTCCGTATCCGTACTACGACCTAGGCGAGGGTGGGGGAGGCAACCCTATTCTCATGTTCATGAATGCCGAACTCTACGCTCTCATGCAGTTCCCCGCGAGGCACAACGGGTACGGTGTGACCTATGGGCGGCAATTTCAAATCCTCACGGCTGCGGTTGGCTCAACCAACACAATACCTCTATACGAGGCAGATGATCCGACCCACGTGGGGGAGGCTACGTCGTACATCCAGACGTACCCTGAATTTAGCCCCATCTCTACGTGGTCGCCGTTCGTGGCCATCGTCTTCACCTCGGCCCATTTACCGGTCGTGCCGTCTCTTCAGTCGCAGCCAAGTGTCTTTATTAACCAACAGTTAATCACTTCGGGGCAACCCAACAACACGGCAAGCGTCATAACCGACCTCTCAACGGCAGACCAAACATTTAGCCCGTTCATCAACTACACCCCCACGTCGGAGTATAGAATGATAAGCCTCACAGGCAGCAACCCGTTGTTCACGATTGACGTGTCCGTCTCCTGGCGTTTGAAGACGGGCGCGATCATCCCCATGTACTTGCCCGCGGTGGGCTCCTGTTCCCTGAAGATAATGTTTCGAAAGAAAAAGAAGTAAAATTTTTGATATATTGGCTTCAAAATAAAAGTCTTGTACAAGTGTATAATGTCCTCGCCTGCTGATCTCATCTCCTGCGTCAACGATGTAGACCCTCAAATCGGAGACATCACCAGCCAACTCGTGTACAGTGTTCAAACTGGCGCGGCCTCGACTACCTTCCAGCAAATTCCTGCTGCATCCCCCTCAAACTCTTCTTGTACGTTCACCATACAGGCTCCTTCGGAGAACACCTGCATCTCTCGCGAGATGATGGTCCAGTACTCCGTGTCCTTCACTGCGACGGCCATCGCTGTCACGGCGGACAACGGGTACGCGGCCATGCAATTCGGTGTTAACACGGCGTGGGCACCGTTCCCACTCATGCAGGCCTGCCAGACCGTCCAAGTGTCGCTGAACAACAGCACCCTCACGACCAATCTCCAGGACGTGATCCAGCCCCTGCTTAAGTTGACCCCGATCGCGGACTTGGCTTCGTACGACGGTGGCTGCCCGTCCCAAATTGACTCCGTGTATGCCGACTATGCGGGCCCTGTCACGGCTGGTTCGAACAACAACCCCCTCTCTGACATCTCGACTGGAGAGATTACCGGTCGCTACGCAGGGCGCGGTGCCTTCCCCACGAGCGTGTACTACGACTGGGTGGACGCTGGTGGTGCTCAACTTGCTGAGGGCATCCAGAACACATCGGGGGGCAACGCCTACTCCCGCGTGACCATCAGCGCTACGATAACCGAGCCGCTCATGCAGAGCCCGTTCATGTGGGCCAAGCACTCGGACCACAAGGGGGCCCTTGCTGGGATCCAGAACGCTGGAGTGACACTTAACCTCTCACCTACCCCCTGGAACTACATGCTCAAGATGCCAGCAGCAACGTACGCCGCGTATACCTTTACATGGGGCAACACCCTCGCGGGCAACAACTCGATGTGGCAGGCCTCTAACTACGGGGCCGATACCATCAGCCAGCCCCAGTTGTCGGCACCGCGCCTTCTTATCAAGTTCATGTCTGTTCAACCCACTCAGGTCATCTCGTCGCGCATCGTGACGCCCCTGCAGGATTTCCCTCGGTATGTGACCCAGCAGCAAGGCGATCTGGTCGCAGATGCCACAACCACTTACGTGTCCTCGAACCTTCAACTGGCCCAACTGCCGGATCTCTTCCTCATCTTTGCTCGGAAGCGCATCACTAGCCAGAACTGCGGCGATGCTAATCGCTTCCTGACTATTAACTCGGTCAATGTGAATCTGAATAACTCTTCCGGTCTGTTAAGTTCTGCAACCCAGCATGATCTGTTCCGGCTATCAGTACAGAACGGTTCCAACCAGTCATATCTTGAGTTCTGTGGCCAGGCTACTTCGGCTGCAGTCAACGTCGCCGCCGCGGGTATCGGGTCCATCGGCAGTGTGCTTGTTTTAAGCCCTACAGACCTCTCAATACCGTCCTTCTTGAGCCCCGGGAGCCAGGGTTCATTTAATTTCAGCGTGACGGTCAACGTGACGAACTTCGGCCCGTCGATTACGGCGGCCGCTGGTGGTGTTGAACTGGTGGTTCTCTGCGTCAACTCGGGGGTGCTCGTGACGAGCCAGGGCAACTCGAGCACTTACTCGGGTATGCTGACCCGCTCGGTGGTGCTGGACACGGCTGCCAAGCCAGACATGGGCGACGATGCGAGGCGCTTTGTGGGAGGTGGGATGATCCGGCACTCGATGCGTCGCGGGGTCCGGTCTCCGATGATGGGGGCTGCCATGTCGGGTGGGGTGATGTCGGGAGGTGTGATGTCGGGCGGCCGCCGCGGTGCTCTCTCGGGACTCTACTGAACAACAAAAAATCTTTTGAAAAAACAAAAAACAAATTGCGGGCAATTAGACGGCACACTACGCTGGCAGCCTTGGCTAATGCATCGGGTTCAAGTCCCGTTGCCCGCTGACCGACTAGTCAAAACGACTACCGACTACCGACTAGTCAAAACGACTACCGACTACCGACTAGTCAAAACGACTAGTCAAAACGACTACCGACTACCGACTAGTCAAAACGACTAGTCAAAACGACTACCGACTAGTCCGACCACGAAGCCTTTTTTTTTCTTCTTATACTTTATAGATGCCGTATGTCATGAGAAAGGTTCGGGGGGAGGACGCGTACAGCGTAAAGAACGACGAGACCGGTAAAGTCCATGCCAAGCACACCACCCGCAAACTGGCCATGGCCCAACTACGGCTGCTCAACTCGCTCGAGGGCGGAGCGCTCTCTTCGGTAGAAGTGGCTAAATTTGTCAAGGCTTCTTACAAACCAAAGTCGGAGGCCCAGACCGTCGGCGACTATAAACTAGACAAGTCACTCTCCTCAAAAAAGAACAAAGTGTACGTTGACCCGGAAGGCAAGGTGGTCGTCGCAAACGCAGGTACGTCTTCCATAGGCGATTGGAGCAACAATCCTTCGATCGCCGTGGGGAAGTACAAAGACACGAAACGCTACAAGCAGGCCGAGAGAACTCAAAAGAAAGCCATCGCGAAGTACGGTGTTGAAAACATCACAAACGTAGCCCATAGCCAGTCTGGCGAGACTGCTCGCATCTTGGCTAAGAAGGGATTAACAGAGAATGCTATTGCGATCAATCCCGCAATTATCGGTCGCGCCGCGGGCAAAAATGTGGACGTCGTCCGGTCAAGCGGTGATCTAGTTTCGGCCTTCACCCGTGGAAAGAGGAAGACCATCAAAGCGGTCTCTTTCAACCCATTGAAGGAACATAGTGGGAACGTTTTGAAGAGAACCGACCAGATGTTCGGAAGTGGCTCCAGTTCTCAGTACGTGGGCTCGAGCAGTGCCCAGTACATCGGTGGCTCTATCTTGGACAGCAACAAATCGCAAGTCATGTCGGGCTACAACATCCCGCGCATCGAGCAGCCTCCAGCACCCCAAGGCGACTTTCTGCATCCGACCAATGTGTTCACTCCTGCCTACCGACCATGGTTTTAGATATTATCAAAACATATTTAAATAGAGTTCAATAGACCTCGATATGCCCCGTGCGACCGACTATTCGAAATGTGTGATGTATGTGATCCGGCACCCCGAACTCGGTCTCGAGTACGTGGGACACACAACAAACTTTGACGGGCGTAAGTATAACCACAAAGCGTGCGCATCAATGCCAAACCCGACTCAGCGCGTATACCAATCAATTCAGGCAAACGGAGGTTGGACTGCCTGGGAGATGGTCAAAATCGCCGAATTTCCATGTAAGTCGCTGCAGGAGGCCACCATCGAGGAGGAACGGTACCGAGTAGAGCGTGGGTCTAGTTTAAACATGATCCGGTCACACCGGACCCAGGAGCAACAACGTGAGTACTTTGCCGCGTACCGGAATGAGCATGCTGATAAAACTCGTGAGTACATGGCCGCGTACCGTAATGAGCACGTCGAGCAACTACGTGAGCAAAAGGCCAAGTACTACGCCGAACATGCTGAGCAAATACGTGAAGCCAGCAAAGAGCGTATGACCAAGTATAGGGCAGAGCACAGAGACGAAATTAACGCAAGAAGGCGTGCCGCTGTAGCCAAAAAGCGTGCTGAGGCGGCAAAATAATTCTCTACTTGTAGTTTATAATGTCCGGCTCATACCAGGCGATTCAGAGATTTGCGATCAACGCTGGGGGCCAGCGCGGAGGAGGCGGTGAAACGACGCTGGAACAGGCAATCATAAATGGAAGCGGGTATGCGACCTCTTCTTTTCAAATCCGACAAGCAGAAACTCCTAACTACTCGCAGATGGCAGACAATGGATTCGTCGCTTACAATGTAGATAATGGGACAGTACAACCTCCTATTCCTATCACAACGACAAGCACACTTTCCTCTGATACTTTGGTATATAATTACACGGTAAGTGGAGGCGATACATTAACGACAACCATAGGTGTAAACACCGTATCTTATAGGACGTCCAGCAACATCTATGAGGCAGAATACGAAGAAGACCATATGAGAGTGTGGAGTTCAGGTAAAGGGTCTCCAATATATACAACCATCTATCCTAATGAGATTACTCTTTACGATGATTTTTTTGCTATGGTAGGAGGAACTCTAAAAATAGAGCGAAACAAGTTTCAAATTGGGAATGATTCAGGGTCGGCCGGACAAGTCATTGGTAAAGATGTGAATGGCGACCTTGCTTGGATTACTGGTGGAGGCGGAGGTTCGCAATCTCTCGCCGATGTTCTTGATGTCGCACCTGCTGGGGTTGCTAATTTGGGGCAAAGCATAAGCATTCCTGCGGGGGATGTTGCTCAATATTTAGATGTGAATGCTATTCATAACGGAGATGGGTTCAACATATCCGCAAATGAGACGACAACACCTGCGGAGATTTTTGATTTTACTGGGATGAGTATTCAAGGGTTTTGGACTTTTAGAACTGATACTATAAGCGACCCAAAAACCGATGTTTCAACGACTATGAATCCACTTTTAACGACCATTACGGATACAACTGGTGATTTGGAGACAACGGCAACAAAATTGACCAATACGATGAGTGCCTCAAGTATTCTATTAAAGGATGAATCGGTGGTTGCTCTTACTCCCACTACGAATTCTTCGGTAGAAATGACAAATTCTGCTCTGACCTTGACGAATGGAGAAGACACAATTGTGTTCGCAAGTAATACAATAAGCATCAACGGACAGGTTGGTGAGGAGGGTCAATTGCTTACAAGCGGTGGAGCAGGAACACTCACTTGGGGAGGTAAGTTGGTGGATTACTTGACTACGGCAACGGCAAGTTTAACCTATCAAACCATCGCAGATATGACGAATTACTTGACTACGGCAACGGCATCCGCTACTTATCAAACCATATCAGGGATGAGTTCTTACTTGACATCGGCAACGGCATCCGCTACTTATCAAACCATATCAGGATTAGGATCAGCATTATCAACCATTTCAGCCATTACTATAGGGACGAACGCAGGAAGTGCGAATACGATTACGATAGGCAATAACACACTACCCACCGGTAATTTTCCTTTAGTCAATATCAAGGGCAAGTTCAGTATCAACGATGTTCTCTTTTCGGGTGGAGATGGTGGCAGTCCTCAATTGGGCGTGGCGACTTACACCATACCACAAGATGGTCTGCGAAACTCGCTTTATACCCTCATTATAGCGGGGACAGCAACTCCTACCCCTCTTAACTTTCCTACAAATGATACGGGTGGTAAATACATAACCATTTATAATGCGGGAGCACAAAGTATTAGATGTCTTTGCTCTGCCTCCCCCGCAAGGAACTTCTTTGGCGGTAATAACGGATTGGGAGGTGGTAGTGAATACGCTATTCGGGCAAACCAAGTCGTTCAATTTCTGTCGGCAGGGTCACAAGGCTTTTTAGTGTTTGCTCAATCCAATCCTAACTCCAATCAGGGAGCGTATCCTTTCCCAGTTCAATGTCTTACAACCAATCAAAAAGTATTAACAACAAGGATTACAGGTGCAAGTGTGAATGGGACATTTTCTTATGGGTCGTTCCCTTTTGCTTCCGTTCCATCCGTTGTCTTGACAGCAGAAGATGCGACAGGGAATCATACGATGACCTTGCGAACAAGCACCACAACAGGCTTTACTTATGTATCTTCTACGGGGTCATTCCCAACTGCTTTGAGCATCTTTGCACAAGGGACAGCATAAAATCTCTGTCTAAATGTAAATGTCAGATTCGGATGACACGAGCAGCACATGGGACAACATCGATGACCCGCTTGATGATATCTTATACAACACAAAAATGATCCAAGACCACTCGAGGAAGCACATCGGCTACCTGCAGTACCGGATTCTCATTTTTAAAATTCCAACAATCATTCTCTCGGGGGTCAACGCCGTCTTCAGCGTCGGACTGGCAACGTACGTGGAGCAAGAGACTGTGTCGACCGTCAACTGCATTATTAGCCTTTTGACGGGCATCATCACCGGGGTGGAACTCTTTCTGCAGAGTCAAAAACAGTTGGAGCAGCGCATATCGACCTACCACATGGCGGCCGATCTCTCGATCAAGATTGCAAGTGTTCGAAAGATTGATAGGGCTCAACGCAAGGGGGATGGAGGCATGTTCTACTCCGAAGTCGTGAGCGACTACAAGGCACTCGTCGACACCGGGTTGATTCCAAAAAGACGGCTCCTTGACGATAGGTTTGCCGCGTTGGAGAAGAAGAGTCCTCTGCTTCAAGTCATTAGTCCACGCGGTGAGCCCTCCGACCATTCCCACCGACCTCAAATATCCCGCTGAAAATTTTTAGCCTTCTCTAGATAAATGACTGCATGCATGCTCTCCCCCGACCTTTCCCACCAACCCGCCGACCCGCCGACCTCGTTTCACTCCACCCCTATAAGGACCACGTTTTACAGGAAATTAATTCTTCAAAAACATTGTCCGTTCTGGCCAAAAAACGGTTTGAGGTCGGCGAGGTCGGTGGGACCGCTCTCCTCTTCTCTCTTCTCTTCTAAAACGTGACGAGAGATGGTAAGGAGGACGAGAGAGGAGGAGGGGAATGCACCCACCAACCTTTTTTGGAGGTCGGCGGGAGGTCGGCGGAGGTCGGTGGGACCGATTATCAACCGATTATCATTCTCTTGAATTTGAACTTGCAAAAATTTAGAAGGATGTCCCTATCGGACGGGTACACGTCGCAGTTCTCTAGTATGCATACAAGGTTAAAGCACACAGTCTCCCAGTCCTGGTTCGTGTCGACGTACTCGTCCAGCGTGGCCCGTTCCCACCATGTCACGTACAGGTCCCCCGCGATCAGCCTCATACAAAGAGATTTGATAATTTTTTCGCTTCCAAATTTTATATCTCTCTTTGTATATGTCGAAATCTAGGAAGGTGCCAAGCATAGCCTTCGTGCGGCCAGAGGACAACTTCATGAACTCTGGCGAGTACGGTGACGACCCTGCCAAGTTAGCCGAGTACATGCGCAAAATCTACGCCTCTTCTGTCCCCGACCAGCCAGTTGCCCAGCCCCGGGAGGCCGCTCAGTCGTTGGCTGGTCTGAACAAGTCAATTGACCTCCTGTACGGTCGGCTCCTTCAAGTGAACGAAGACGTCATAAACTCTAGGCAGTTCGACGTGTCCCCCATCTTCGGGTTGATCTCGGACGTCAAGCGGGAGGCCACCCAAATTAAAAACCCTTCTGACTTTGACGCGTCGGCCATCGGGAACCGTGCCTCGGAACTGGCCGACTTGGCAGACGCCATCTCCACGGCGGGCCCACCAGTAGTGCAACCCAACTCGAAGATCATGAAAGAACTCAGGTCTGCTTTGGCGGCCCTTAACCAGGTCACTTTTACCAGGACCATGGCAAGCGAAATGGTAGCCCCGACTCCTCCTCCCCCGAAGCCCCCTGCAGGAGCCCGTGCACCCCCACCACTCCCTGCGGCAGACATTCCAGACTGGGCAAGGGCGGCCGACCCAGAAGAGATCCGAGCATCTCAGGCAGAGTACATGAGGCTTCTAGAAGCCGCGCAGAGGGCTGCTGGGGAACCCGTCTTAGACCGAGAGGAAGTTGATGAAATTGTCCGGACGGGCTTTAACATCCTTGCCGTGAACGACCAGTCAGTGGTCGATGACTACATTAGACAAGTAGCACGTGACCGGGGCATGTCTCTTCAGACATTACAACGCCAGATCGGCCCGACGGTCTTGGCTCGACAAAGTAGACTCGACGCTCTCGCGGAACGAATTAAAGACCGTGCCACGTTCGAGCGCACACCACACCTAGAAGAATATGAGGCTCGGATCCTTAGTGAAAAGATTGGAAAGAAGGAACTTTCACAGCGCGGGGTTCAGGCGCCTGCCCTTCGGAGTCCAGGTGGCGACACCTTTGACCAAATTGCGGCAGGAATAAAGTCGGCCCAAGAGATGGCTGCATATGCTTCTACCGCGTCAGAAGAGGATGTACGCAAAGTTGCCATTCGGGTGGCGGATCGCGTTAGGCAACCCGTGGCTCAGATTCTCCAAGATGCCTACCACCCGGTACCACCATTTCCGCTTCCGGTTTTGTCTCCGCTACCACTTCCTGGATCCCCCCCTAGACCACAGAGACAATCTTCAGACGCAGATTCGGCCAGGAAAGTCCTTCTGGCCGCCGCGAACGCAGTCGGTCTCCCGTATTCAGATGAACTGGACGCCGCAGCACAAGACATGGCCGATCGCGGAATCGACCCAACTACAGGGCAGGGGCTTCTTGATTTGGCCAATGAAGCGGCTGGCCGTGTTGTCGATTTAAAAGGTGCTAGATCACCTCAGGAAAATCGAGCCCTATTCAATGCTGCTGTGGAGGGAGCGACGAAGCAGGCTAAAAAAGAGCAACGTGACCGTAAAAAGGCTGCCAAGCCTGAAACAGTGGACCTGACACAGGATCGCCCTTCGGCCACTCCAATTGATGAAGCATTGCTCTTGGATTTTGAGAGTTTATCGTCCTTTGCGCAACAGGGAATTGTTCAGCAACTTAGTGAAAATGTTAAACTCGCGGTGTCCGGTCTCACGACATACGAAGAACGGAAGGAGATGGAACTAATTAAAACTGTTGACAAAAGGGACCTCGAATCCGTGGCAAGGTCAATAGGGGTAGTCGGTCAAAATAAAAAACTAGTCTTGTTCAAAATGATCGCTGCGATTCCCTCGGCAGCCAAAAAACTCCCAGAGAAGGACCAAGTGCTCATCGCGTCCCTGCAGGGGGTCGTTTAAACAGTCACAAGATACGGTCTGATATCCCCGATTGGGACGGGTTTTTGCTTGGGAGCCTCCCCTTTCAAATATAACACATCATTTCGGATAACAAATCGACGACTCAGGGCCCTTATGAGATCGGCCTTCTTCATCGTGGAGTACCCAGAAATTGTATGATGGTGCCGATGGTCGGCAAGCAACTTTCGGAGGGCGGTCACGGTCAATTTGGAGAACATATATAGGAGGCATAGAAAAATCTTCGTTCTATCTCAAAAAAAAATCTATGGATACTATATATGTTTGGAGGCAATCAAGCGACTTCTACCCTCAGGCTGTACGAAAACAACCTTCGGCGACTCCATGGTGGTCCCTTCGAGTCAATTGACTGGCTCAAAAAGACTAAGCCCATACTAGCCAAAATTAACGAGATGCCAAACCCGAACACCCGTAGGACCTACCTGATTAGTGTGGTCATGGTCTTAAAGGACAAACCTGGCTTCAAGCGAGCCTACAACACGTTTCACGCGGCTATGATGGCTCTCGCCGGGGAATTGAACAAAGAATCCTTCAAGAGCGATCATACTCTCCGAAAGATTGAATCTCTCGATTGGAAGAATTTATGCGCCGTCACGGAGCCAAGCGACAAGCAGTCTAAATTAATTAGGGCTCTCTACTGCACCCAGCCCCCGAGAAGGGCTATGGACTACTTTACGTGCAAGATGGGGCGGCCCATGAATATGGTAGACAACTGGTGTGATGGGGTCAACTTTCATTTTAACAAGTTCAAGAACAAAAACAGCATTGGCTCTCAGATCATGCCCATAAGCCCCGAGGTTAAGGCCCTGTTGCCGCCCCTCGATGGGGGCTACCTCATCTCGAAGAACGGACGGCCTGTGACGAGTGCAGTGTTTGGCAAAATGGTTAAGGCAGCCTTTAACAACGACTCGGTGGGGGTGAGCGTGCTCCGAAATTTGTACCTTTCTTTCAAGTACGGGAAAACAACACAGGCCCTGAAGGATGACGTGGAAGCCATGGGAACATCGGTCGGGGTCGCCCAATCCACGTACATCAACAACGGACGTTAACAGTTGAAATCATTGAATTGTAAAAAGAAAATCGCATCTTAATAGTACATGCGGTTTCTTGAAATTGGTCTGAGCCCGAAGGCGACGAAGAGGCTGTTCATTAAGTTCGCGGAGCCAGACATAGAGGTCCATTTCGGATCAAAGACTGGATCAACCTACATTGACCATGGGGATAAAAAGAAAAGAGAAAATTACTTGCGTAGGCACTCGGTTCTTGAAGATTGGCGCCGCGTCAACCCGGGCAGCCTATCACGATACCTCCTTTGGGGTGACAGCACTGACTTGGGCAAGAATCTCCGAACCTTTTTAAAAGATTTTGAGATAGAGGTCGAGTGACAACGTCCGGTATGGGCGAACTTGGCGGGTTTGGTTTCAAAACATGGGGGCTGGTAGAAATCTACTTTCAAAAAGGTATTATTTCTTTTTAAAAAATTGCTGACCATTTCAGTGCGAAAAATCTGGTATTAAACCAAAATATGCATATTTTGGTCGCAACAAAATGAAAATGCACACGTTCAAACTATTCCAAATTAGTAATAATCTAGTTTTGAATAGTAACAAACCGTTATATGATAGAAATCTAGTATCAAAAGTTAAATTCAATCGTGTCATACGTGTGGGTTAAATTCAATCAGAAGACATAAATTCAAAACACACTTTGAATAGTAACAAATCGTTATACTAGTATCAAAAGTTAAATTCAATCGTGTCATACGTGTGGGTTAAAAAGACATAAATTCAAAACACACAACATCCAACTAATCATGGACCAAAAGACATACATTAAGCGCACTATCATCGTCGCGGTCGGCACGGCTATCGAAGGCGGATACGAGGCGTGCGATGTGGACGTTTACATACCTGATCATCTCTCGGACGACATCCAGAACTGGTGTGTCCAGGCCTTTACGGCTTCCAAATACATTGACTGGGCTCGCGATGACCCATGTGGACAGGGGGTCGGTCGAAATGGTCGCGGCGCACTGTGTACGGGTATCTCTTTTCATTTCTTTTAGACATGCGTCCGCGCCCGGGTGATCCCAGAGTCGGTCTAGTCGGTCGGACTAGTCAGTTGGTCAGTAGTCGATAGTCGATAGTCTGTAGTCGATAGTCGATAGTCTGTAGTCGATAGTCGATAGTCTGTAGTCGATAGTCGATAGTCTGTAATCGATAGTCGGTCCATCCGTCTCTTTAGACGAACAATTTCTTGCTCTAGAATAGTCACTTTTTTGATTATGTCTTCTAAGATATCATAGAAGTGCACATCCTCGCAAGGGGACCGGATCAAGGGGGGTGGCCTCCCGAACGGTTCCATACACTTCCATGGTATTTTTTTCTAATGAAAGACTATAATGGAAACTGCCGATTCTGTTCGCCGCCATGTTAATGAACTCAACGCTGTGAACGGCCGTCTTTTTGAACTAACCCAGACCACCCCGATGGTCTTCGGAGGAGGCAAGTACAAGGCCACTCTGTCTTCCGGATCATTCGGGTTTGAAGATTCCTTCGTGCCTCTCGCTACGGCCACCGTCCATGAGCCGACCCCGGTCCTCGGCATGGGGTACACACAGCAGTCCAAGTTGGGGCGTAACCTAGCCGATATTGGTCATTTTGCAAAGCCGCTCGCTCCTGCTGTCAAGAAATTGAAGGCAAAGGAGCGCGGACAAACGGCCAAGGCTAACAAGGCTGCTCGGGCAATGGCCAAAATGCCTATGGTTGAGGCGACGCCCGTGTACGACCTTCCTGCTGTGCCCAGTGGTCCGGTCATGAAGGGCGGCGGTCGACCCCCTTCGGCCTGGATGCAGCATGTCCGCAAATATCGAGAGGAGCACCCGGAGATGTCTTATAAAGACTGTCTAATCGCTGCAAAGGATACCTACCAGTCCGGTTCTGGAAATCGAAACAACAACAAGGGGGGCAAGACGGCGAAAACACTACGCGCGATCGGCCACTTCGTCAAGCCCGCCGCGCCTTTTATCAAAAAGGCCAAGAAGACTCTCGCACCGTACGTCAAGCAGGGGTTAGATATGGCCGTCCAACAGGCGCAAATGGAGGCCATGGCTGGAGGAGGGGGGGCTGGATCGGGAAACCGGGCAGCCCGCCCACCGTCGAAGTGGATGGAACACGTCCGCAAATATCGAGAGGAGCACCCGGGGCTTAGCCTAAAAGAGGCGTTGAAGGCTGCCAAAGAGACCTACAAAAGGTAAATTTTTATTTTCTACCCTCTATCTATATGAGTGTTTATAACCAGGGCGGGAGTCAGTATTCGCTTGCGGACCTTGAAGCCCGTCTTGCTGCAGATGAGACGACCACGGCTGCCCAACAAGCAGAGTATGCTGCCCTTGATACAACATTCACGGGTCTCGCCAACTCGACGTTCGAAGAGCAGTCACAGGGAAGCACCGCCCAGAACACCTTAGTAGCAAAGGCTTTCCAGGTCGGGACCGAGACCACGTACTTGGCCAGCATTACGATGAATGCTTTTGAAAACGACACGGCCAATTACACCCTGTACCAGGTTCAGATGCAAGTCTCCCTCGCGAACTCAAGTACCGGAACAAACGCCGTCCTCCTCACCAGGGCACCGCACCAATACTATACAAATACTGTCCAGGCTCAATCACAGATCTCTCAATCAAATGTCACGATGAATTGCCTCGTACCGTTCACAACGTCGGCCACCCAAGATTGGCTCTACATTGAAGTCTATGTGGGGGCCATCCAGAGCGATCAGACATGGGACCTTTCATCCCTTCAAGTGACCCTCATCCAACTGTACTAAGTTTTTTTTCTGTCTTTAACAGTATAATGTCGTTCTACAATCAGAGCATTTCGACCGTGGGAGCCGCTCTTATTCCAGTCGGCCAGCAACTTGACGCGCTCGAGGGAGACCAAGCCGCAGCCCAAACGAAACTCGACACCCTCGAGACGGTAGCGTCGGCGATCACGGGCGGCACACTGATACAGGGCATGTCCATCGGATCCATTACAGCCCGGGACAATGGTGCAAGTTATCAACTTGAAATTTTCCAATTGCCATACCCTGGAACATGGATGGTTCACGTTGGATTTAATGGGTTTAACGCATGTAATACATCGGGGACGATCGCAAATAATTCATTCATTGGCAACATCTCGGCGTGGGTTCAGAACAGTGCGGGAACAAAATTGGCACAATGTGTCTATGCTGTCGAGTTCTACCCTCAGGACGAGAATTATCTGTACGCTAGCACGTGCGGATTCATGCCTACGCTTATTTTTAACCAAACGCTTGATGGGGCACAAAATATTGGACTCTATGTGAGTTGCGCACAGGGCCAGAACAAGGGGACGAATACGTCGTCTTGGAAATTGCAGTCCGGTGCCTTGATGACCGTGCAGTGCCTTCGTCGATTTTAAGGACCGACCGGGAATCGAACCCGGATCGCTAGATTCAAAGTCTAGAGTGATCACCATTACACCATCAGTCCAATTGCCGTGTGAACGGCTTGTTTTGTTTTTTACAACTTGCGGCGACCCCTCTTCTTCGGTTCCGGTGCAGGCTCTGGTGCGGGCTCCGGTACGGGTTCCGGCTCCGGTTGAGGCTCTGGTACGGGTTCCGGCTCAGGTTCAACCACGACGGGCTTTGGCTCCCGTTTGCGCCGTGTCTTCTCGGCCTTCGCTGCCAATGTCGCGGGGTCATGTACCATTTTCTCACACTTTTTTTTTGGTTTTACACAGTGCATCTCTACTTCATCTCTGCGATGAAGCAGAGGGACCCCGAAGACGCTATCGGTCGGCAGGCGCGAGGGCTCCACGGCGCTAATCACATTCGATCTCTTCTCCGAGAGGAATTTCTCCTTCTCCAGAGACTGCGTTAGTGGGTCAGACGCCGTGACCTTGCGCAGAGGCACGATGACCACGTTGCCCCACCCCCCGTGGGCCACTATGAAGTCACTGTGCTGACTTCCGCCCCGCTTAATGAGGGCACGGCGTTGGGTCAAGTTCGTTGTGACCCCTACATCTTCGTCTCCATTCTTTGCCCGGACGGCGTAGAGGATTGAATTCTCGTACTGGCGGGTTGGCATTCTATAAACTATGATTAGAAAAGTTTTTAATATGTTTTTAACTTTCAATTTCTATCAAACCAAAGAGACGGCAGGCCTTATAGAGTTCTCCCCATGAGTAGCGCTCGATTGCTGGGTACTTGGTACGGCCGATTTTGACGTAGTAGGCGCGGAGGGCAAGTTGAAGATCATCGCTGCTTAACTTCTTCATTTATTTATGTTGATATATAAAAATGAAGAAGTTCAGACTCAACGCTAAAGTCTTGGGGGGTAGCAAGGTGTCCATGTTGGCCGAGGGGGACATAGACCTGGCTAAACTTGTGCCTTCCCAGGGGATGACGGTGCGGAAGCAATCACCGACCAAGGCCGACTTTATCTTCTACGTGGACGGTGTCCCGGTGGACCTCTCTATCTCTAAAGTAGGCGACCCCGAAGAGGAGGCCTGCCAGTGCCGTGATCGTCCTTTGAAGGCGTTGAAAAGAGCCGCGTTGGCTGCCCACTTGCAGGGGGAAGACGCATCGAAAATGTTAGACTTTATCGATACATGGTCCGACACCGACCGATGGGTCGGCGACCTAAAAGTGGCCCTTGAGATCGGGCACGACCCTCAAGATATCATAGCCAACCTCGGGCTGCCTCAGGACGCTGACCCGGAGCACCTTTTGGTTGACCTCGAAGGTCGATTGAAAGAACATGCTCGAAATTTTATGCAAACTTTACTTGAGCCAGATGCGGCTTGCGCTAAGTAGAACAGACGGGTACGACTTGATGTAGGTGACGCTCCGATCTGGGACGGCCTTTATCATTTTTTGTTCCTCCTTGTCGAGAGAAAGGTAGTTGTCAAACAGGTATCTCGCTGCCTTACCAGAAATGGCCCGTGGAAAGATGGTGAGAGAGTGGCATTCATTCAGAATTTGCTTCGTTTGCAGGCCGTTGCAAGCCGTGTGGCTGGTGTATACGACGCTGACCTTGTGGTGCCTACCCGTCTGTAGTATCCTATCAAGCAGCAGTTGCACCTTCTTGCCGACCGGACCACGAATTACGTCCACATCGTCGAACACAACGAGGGAGTCGACGAAGTCCGCTGGACCTATAGGTGCCTCCATGAACTCGGGGATGTTGACCTTGATTCTTTTGATGTATTTTAATTTGTCTAGGGTCGGATCGCTGTCGAGAGAACTGAATATAAACACGTCTCTCTTCGGGAAGAGTCGATGGTACTCCTGGACATATTGCTTTGTCCAGAAGGATTTCCCGGAGCCCGATTGCCCCGTCACGTACTCGCACTGCCTTTCCGTGTATGGGTCAATGGAGCGCTGGATCACTTCCTCGCCCTTTGCCGTGTACTCAGAAAATCCCTGGCTGCCTATGTCGTGCTCGTGCAGGAAGATGGGTTTAATTTTTGTACCTTCCACCACGACGGCTATTTGCTTGCCCCCCAAACTTTTGTTAAAGGTCAAATGGTTGCGGCTCATGTATATTATGAAAGAAGATTTTTACTTTCCCCTCAACAACGGAGACTTTTCATAGACCCGGTAAGAGACCCGTTGCCCTTCTTCCACCCCCTCGACTCGCCGCTTGACAATCCCGTGTTTGGGAGCCAACGAAGAGAACTTCATCTCAAATGACCGCTTCGTGGGAGGCTCCTTGTAGCCGTTTTCTTTCATAAAATCACGATACGCGCCATAAAGAACATCGCTTCGGATGCTTGCAGGCATGTCTTCGATGAACTCAACGATTGGGTCCCGATTGAGTTCGTAGGCCTCCTTCATCAGTTTGGTGATGGGAATGTCCTTGCGGGTCATTCGGCGGGGCACATCGCGCGACATCAGGTACCGGTAGAAGGCTGCCTGGACGTCGAGCCGCTCAATGTACGGCCAAAAGAAGTCGAAGTATTCATCGTTTCCAATCAACTCTTCCGAGGTCATCGACATCATGTACCGACGGTTGCCCTCCTTGCAGATGATCGCGTGCGGGTTGTTGCTCGTGCTCATGTAGTGCCGGATGTTGGCAATCTGGTAAGCCTTGGCCCCCTTGTCGTGGACCTCGCAGGTCTCCGAGTTGATGACGGCCTTGAGACGGTCATAGAACTGGTTCATGTCGCACCGTCCGATTTCATTCAGGTTGAAGAAGACAATGTCGCGGAGGTCCCCATTGAACTTTCCAAACAGTTGCTCGGCAGGGTTGTTGATTTCCATGCACTTGTCGGGACCGACCATGTCCTTAATCAACTTGACAAAAGCATTCTTACCGGTACCCTCTTCCAGGGACGACAAGGCACAGAAGACGCTCGGGCTGCTTGGGTACTGGAACATGTTTGCCAGCCACGTGAGGAGGAACTCGTAGACACTATCCTCATGGTTTGCCATGATTTTAATGTGCTTGAAGACTGGGTCGAGGAGGCTCATGTCGTCCACTACGGGGATGCGGCTCGCCGCGAACCCAGTCCACAGGTTGAGTTTCCCAGGGGGTACTTTGACATCGTGCGGCCAGACCCCGACGTCGACGTAGGTCTGTGATGTCGGATCATGCACCCACAGGTCGAAGAAGTGCTTGCCTTGAATCATGTCCCTGTTGAAGTAGCGGCGCATTTCGTCACTTGCAAAGATTTGGACATTCCCGTCAATCCTTATCGTGTAGGAGCACAACTTCTCGATAAAGGCAAGTCCCTGGGCCTCGTACTTCGTCTTGAGGATTTCATATTGCTGCCCCTGGTCCTCAAAGGTGTACTCCTCTGGAATCACGAGAGGGGTCTCGATTGGCTTGTAGGTGAACACCATTTTCATGTCAAAGCGTTCCTTGACCATGGCCGACAGTTCAGTAAGGTACTCGGAGGGTCCAACACCTTCAAACATGAAGCCATCAAACATAAGCACCGAGACCTTGTAGGGGCACAGAGAGACGGCCGCCTCGAGGATTTTGTTTTCAAAGTACTGTGCCAAATAGGCAGAAAAGGTCCCCATGGGGTTCTTCTTCGACTTCTCTCGTGACAAGGCCGCGATCTCGACGTAATGCTTCGCGAGTTCTACTTGGATGACCTTGAGTTCGGCGTCGAGTTGGCTCAACCAACCCGTGGCCTTGATTCGGGTGCCCTTGTTCAGCGACCGGATCACGTCGTGCTTAGTGACAATGCCCCGCTCGATTAGGCTTGCCCGGTTCTCGCAGTACTCTGTCAAATACGGGCAACTGATGTTGTGCCGTTGGCAAAGGTTCCATGTGATCATGGGGTGGCAATTCTGCAGGTCGACGTCCGTCATGTTCTTGCAGAGGAGACCCCGGAACTTGGTCGGCATCGTCTGGATACCGCTCGAGTAGAGTCGAAAAATACCCTGCTTGTCATAGGCCGACCGCTTGTAGTGTACTTTAAGACTTCCGTGTCCCTTGATGAAGGACTGCAGAACCCGTTTGATTTGGACATAGTTGCCAATTTCATCCGGATCGGAATAGAGTTGGACCATTTCTGCCGTAAGGTTAGCATTGAGCCAGTGCGCGGCGCGAAGGTCAACCGTTTCGATGTAAGAGAGGAGGCTCATTCTATGTTATACTCCTAGATTTTAATTTTTAAGTCCTGTTTTAAAACTCTTTTAGATTTTTTGGGATTATTTGGCACAAGTGTGGAATGTGACCATGTAGGTGTTGAAAATGTCTCGGCAGCACTTGCACCGTACCATGGGTGGGCCATTGGCTTCACCCTCGATCCGTTCGACCGTATCGTACCGCTCAAGGGTCGTCTTCAATATCTCTTTGTGATCGCGGAACTGGGGACCGCTACCTTTCCATTTTCCAAGGATGTAAGATGCTCGTGCCTCGAACTTCTCTTGTGGGGACATGGCCTGCCAATCTTTCAGTTCTGCAGCATTTGCGTGTGGAGGGTCCTCAATCGTTCGCCAATACAATGACCGGTATTGAGAAGGCAAAAGGGACCACAGGACATCGGAGTTAACACTTTTGATTGACTCTACCCCCTTCTTTTTGTCAGCCTTGAACCCATACTGCTCGAGGATCAGAGAGCAGGTGACATCGAAGGACTTTGGTTGGTGCTTGTAGGGACGTCCCTGTTCATCCAAACCATAGGGGGCTGGTTCATCCTCTTCTTCAGGAGGAGGCAAAGGCTTCCCCCACTTGTCGAACCCATACTGTCCATAGGTGTCGACATAGTCATCCTGTTCGTCCTCGGGCTCTGGGACTTCTTCGACTGGCTCGGCGTCACAAGTGTGGAATGTGACCATGTACGTGTTGAAGATGTCTTTGCAACACTTACAGCGTACCATGGGAGGGCCATTGACTTCATCCTCGATCCGTTCGACCGTGTCGTATTGCTCAAGGGTCGTCTCCAAGATTTCTTTGTGAGAGCGGAACTGGGGGAACGCCTTCCATTTTCCAAGGATGAAAGATGCTCGTCGTGTATAAACCTTCAGAGGTGATTCGAACTCACGAGTCCTTGTATCGAACCTCGGAGATGATGACAACAACCGGTATTTTTCCGGTAGAAGTGACCACAGGTCATCGAGATCAACTTTTTTGATGGACACCGTACCCTTCTTTGTGTTTGTTTTGAAATCGTACTGCTCGAGGATGAGGTCACAGGTGTCTTCGAATGACTTCGGCCGATGCTTGTAAGGACGACCCTCTTCATCTCGACCATAAGGGGCTGATTCATCCTCTTCTGAATCGGATTCAGGCTCGGTGTCCTCCTCAGGCTCGGCGACAGGCTCGGGTACAGGCTCGATGACATGCTCGGGGACCTCCTCAGGCTCGGAGACAGGCTCGGGTACAGGCTCGATGACAGGCTCGGGTACAGGCTCAAGGACAGGCTCAAGGACTGGCTCGGGGACTTCGTTAAGGGCCGCAATAGCACTTCGCAGGTCCTTCAAGTGCTCGATGACACGACCCTCTTCTGTGTCGTAGGGCACGGCGACAGGGACTTGCACTGCAATTGGTCCATGCATCTGAACTTTGATGAGTTCGATGATGGCGTTGAGTTGGCACGACAGGTCGGCGGCCAAGTTGACCAACGCGGCAATGGTCTGAGGTTCTGGGACCATGGTCGCTGGCTCGGCAGTCTGGACTGGGGTGGTCGGTCGCTTTGTGGTCGGTCGCTTTGTGGTCGGTGGCTTAGTGGTTGGTGGCTCGGTAGTCGGTGGCTTAGTGGTTGGTGGCTCGGCAGTTGGTGGGACCATCGCGCACTTGGCGAGGTGGCGTGCGCTTTTGTTGTGTCGGTTAAAGTTTGAAAGGTCGTCTGACCCGAAGTTGCAGGAGGAGCAGGTGTGCTTCTTCATGCAGTTAATACGCGGGGAGTCTTTAGGTCCTTTTTGTGTCATAAACTATCAAAAGATATTATTTTGTAAAAATTACATTAATTCAAAAAATGCCCTAAAGTCCCACCGACCTCCCACCGACCTCCCACCGACCTCCAAAAAAGGTTGGTGGGTGCATTCCCCTCCTCCTTTCTCCTCTTCCTTACCATCTCTCGTCACGTTTTATAGAAGAGGAGAGAAGAGGAAAGCGGTCCCGCCGACCTCGCCGACCTCAAGCAGTTTTTTGGCCAGAATGGACCATCTTTTTGAAGAATTAATTTCCTGTAAAACGTGGTCCTTATAGGGGTGGAGTGAAACGAGGTCGGCGGGTCGGCGGGTTGGTGGGCCTCAGAGGAGGAGAGCATGCACGCAGCCATTTATCTAAAGAAGGCAATAAAATTTTAGCGGGGTAATTTAGGTCGGTGGGAAAGGTCGGTGGGAATGGCTAAAAAAACTTCGCATAGTAATATAATGGAACAGCAGCCTCTCTCGAACAATGAACTCGGCGTCCTGCTAGGGCTCCGCGTCCAGGACATTATAAAGTACTCTGACCTAGGCCAATTTGCGACCATGGACGACCTCTTCAAGTATGGCAAGCCGTACCGGATCATCCTCATAGAGACAGAACCGAACCGTGGGCATTGGGTGTGTGCCCTCAAGGTCAATGACAATTTTTATTACTTTAATTCGTACGGCAAGGCCCCCGACAGGGATTTGAACACCATCCCGCGGCTTCTCAGAAAATGCCTCGGGCAGGACTCGGCCGAGTTTAGACGGCTCATCGGGGACGGCGACCTCTGGTACAACAAACACAAATTCCAGGACAAGACGCAGACCTGTGGGAGGTGGTGTGCCCTCGTGTGTACCCTGGCGGCCGTCGGGTACGAGGGACCTGAGATCGTGGAGTACTTAGTCAAGCACAAAGTGACAGACGCAAACATTTGCGAGTTCGTCGTCAACACGCGGCCAAGGACCAACTACTTCACCTCGAAGGGCCAGGCGAACTTCTAGGCGAAACTACCGGTGTTGCCAAGCCACACGAGTTGCAGGGGCTGGGCCATGACCGAGAGAAGGTCGGTATCACTGTACGAAGTCATTCCAGAGGTGATCGTCGAAATGGACCAGGCGTTGACCCCTCCATCGCGTGTCTGTATCAAGATTTTGAAGTAGGCCGTTCCCCCATCCGTGCAGCAAATAGGTACACACCCGTCCATGGTCGCGACCAC